CGTGGCATAGGTGGGTTCCTTGTAGGGAGTTTGCGGAGGGGTTCGTGTTCGTCAATCTAGGGGTGGAGAATCGCGCCCCAGAGAGCACGGTGGACACGCACACGGCGCATGGGCTTGATGCGCCTGGCAACGCGGCGGATGATCGGGCGCGGGAGCATGACCTCCGTCCCGTGCATGAACTTGGCCTTGGGGTCGCTGTTGCGCAGGCGTCCCTCTAGGCGCGATCCGGTCTTGATCGGCCTGCGCGTCTGCCACCGCCTTTTGAAGCGTCCCTCTTGCTCGTTGATGACCTCGGGGTCTTCTGTGGCTTCTCCGTGGCGGACGGCGTAGGGGTGGTCACGGCGGCGAAGCTCAGCGGTGGAGAGCGTGCCCGAAGAGGCGTCAAGAGCCTCCTCTTTCGCATCTGCCAGCGTGAGAGCCTCGGCAGCGGTCACTCGCTCGACAATGCGCCGCTCCAGACCAGAGAAGATGCGGAGCGCCTGGGCGGTGGTGACTCGGGCTTTCATCGCTTTACGGTGTCAGGTCTATATTGAACTGGCAGGAGAGTGCTCCGGCGCTGAGTGGGGTTGAGACGTTGAGGATGCTGGAGAGCACTTGCCCACCGGCTGAGCCGTCAATCACCACGCCGTTCTCGTCCTGAAGGGGGAGGTCTGCCACAAGGAGCGCTTGCCAGATCGTGATAAGGCTCTCTATCGTGCCCTGCGTAGCGTCCCCGCTCTCACCCATCGCCGTGACCAGGTGGAGGGTGATCGGCACCGAGAAGCCATTGCCCGAGGGCACCTTGCCCGTGCCGGTGAGCCGCGCACAGCTCACAATCACGAAGGGTAGGGGAAGCTCTCCACTGCTGAGGAGCTGGCTCCAGTTCATCCGCCGGGCTTGCTCCTCGCGTAGCCCCATCGTCACGCCTACCCCGGCACCACGAACGACGGTGAGAATAGCATCCAGAAGCTCAGTATAGGCGCTCATAGGTTAGTCACCGGGTTCATAAAGTAAAATCACCGTGCTCATAGGACAATCACCGAGGGGAGGGCTTTAGCATCCTCAAGCAGAACACCGGGCGGCAGGATGGGGATGAACTTGCCCATGACGAGCTGCCCCCCAAGGCTGTGGAAGGGGCCGGGATTCACGCTCTGGGGCTCTCCCTGGAGCGCAAACGCTCGGTATTGGTTGTCACCCTCCGACAGAAAGACGAGAATCCAAGTGTCCTCCACCTTCACGCCTTGCGGCAAGATGAACTTGTCCATCGTGAAGATGTTGTCGGCCTGAGTGCGCCCCATGACCTCGCCTTGGTTCGTCTCGGGCGTGGCGTTGTAGAAGCACCGGAAGCGGCCCACCAGCTCGAAGTGCTGGTCGCTCACTTCGAGGCGGCTTGGGTTCACGCCGCTGGGGAGCTTCTCCAGAGTGCTGGGCTTCCAGAGCGCGCACTCATGCGGGAAGTGGTGCACCGAGAGGCGCTCGGGGCTGAGCAGGCGGCTAGGCAGTGGCTTCAGGCCGCGCTGTGGAGTCGTTCTCATGTCTGGTGCGGCTTTCTCATGTCACCAGCCCGTCATTGACCCGATAATCTCTTGGTCGGTGTCGTCGGTCGTGAAGATGCGGTCGGGAGAGCCCGATTGCGCCTCGGCAAGCGTCGCAGCGACAAAGGCCGGATCGCTGGAGGCCATGCTCCGCAGCGTCTTTGCGCGCGCGGCAAGCAATTCGGGCATCTTGGTCGGGTCAGTGCTCTGGTTGTCGTTCTTGGTGGCGATTGCGACCTTAGAGGCATCAAGCGCGTACTGGTCAATCGCAAACGCCGCCGCCAGCACCGGAGAGCCCTGAAAGGTGTCCAGAAAGACCTGAATCTCTGCATCATTAAAGATGAAGTCCGCCGCGTTGGTGTCGAGGCAGAAGAGCCGCGTCTTACCGATCAGCGTGGTGGGGTCGTAGGTGAATGCGGCCATTAGTTTTAGCTTGGTAGCTCCCTAGATAGGGTGCTAGTTAGATCCGGTGAGGGCTAGGTTGGTGATAGTGCCGTCGGCGCGGGTGATGATGTTCTGGGGCTTCTTTTTCGTGCCCGTGTCATAGAAGGCGTGAAACCACATCACATGGTTTTTCCACTCCTTGCCCTTGACCTCGGACTTCACCGGAGCGCCTACGGGCAGGTTGTGGGGCGTGTAGCCCGTCACCAGTGCCACGCGGTTGATGCCCTTGGGGTCAATCGGCGTGAAGCAGAGCGTCTCTCCGTCGTTGCTCCAGGTGGGGATGCGACCACCACCGAGCTGGGGCATGAACTGACGCGCCATCACCGCCGTTTCAAAGAGCACCACTTTCCCATCAGCGGCAAGGAGCCGGGGAGCGCAACCCATGGGCGGATACCACATGAGCGCGATGTACTCTCCCTCGGGGAGCTTCACGGCGATGTCGAACGGGCTTTGACGCTGGCGAATGTGCATAGTGGGGGTGGAGAGGGTAAAGCAAAAAGAAGCACCTCCCGGATACCGGGAGGTGCGAGGGTCGGAGGAAGCGCAGGCTAGATCGTGGTGCCACTCACGAGGTAGCCACCGAGGCTATCCTCGTTGGAGTCACGGGCGATCAGCTTCAGGTCGTAGGTGCGGTTGCCCTCGACCACCAGGCTTGCGCGTGGCTCGTCGCGGTAGGTGCGCATGGCAAGCCCGCGCACGCCCGTAGTTGCGTCCGGTGCGTCGAACGTGCGCCCGAAGTGCACGCTGCGCTGACCCAGGTTCTGGGAGCGGTAGAAGATCAGGGCGATCTGCGTGCCGTTCTCATCCACCCAGATGTTCGAGCTGGTGACCGTCGCGCCCTCAGCCGAGTTGATGTACTGCGCGGCCCCTTCGATGATGTTGAGCCCACGAACCACACGCGGCAGACCGCTCTGGGTCAGCGCGTCGGGGTTGGTGTACTTCACCAGCTCTTTGACCAGCGGGTGATCCGCGAGGGTCACGGCCGCATCGATGGAAAGGAGCATCTGGTTGGGCTCGCGCAGGATGCCTTTGCGCACCCCGAGCTTGGCGTTGCGGATCTGCTTGAACGGATCGCTGGCCGTGCTCGTGTAGCTTGCCCAAGAGGTGCCCGAGCCGCCCGTGGTGAGTAGCTCTTTGTTGCTGCTGGGGAAGCTCGTGGTCGAACAGCCCAGCGCCGCCGCCTCACGCTCTAGGTCGATGCTCATGCGCTCGGTAACCTGAAGCGCGTGATCCATCTGGGGAGCGAGAACGCCCTGACCCTGCTCCATGGACTCCACCATCTCATCGTCCGAGACAGGGGACGCGATCGAGCGACGCTCGGCCTTGTAGGTATCCTGCGACAGCTCGAAGGTGATCTCTGCGGCGTGGGAGGTGGGCTTGCGGAGGGTCTTGCTCTTGCCGTCGGAGTTGAGCCCCGAGGAGCGCAGGAACGCCTCTTTGTTGTAGATGTAGTATTTTCCGGTGCGAGGACCGACCGGGAGAGAGGGGAAGACCTGATCGGCGACAAACTCCTCGTTCACATACGCGACGGAGATGTTTGTCAGGAGCGGGTCTACCTGAATGTTGGGAAGTGCTGGCATGGTAGCTATCCTTTCTTATGCCGCAGTCGTGAACGAGGGCTGAATCAGCATCTCGAAGATCTCGCCATCCGCCGCCGAGGTAAGGGCAATGCCGCAGACCTGGCGCACGTTGGCCGCCGCCGCCGCTAGGGTGATGGGGATTCCCTCACCCGCAGAGTCGGAGGTGATCCAGTTGCCTGCTGTCACCGCCGCACCGGCACGAACCTTGGCAATGCCGATGTGCTGGACGGGAACGTAGTTGTTGCTCCCACCCTCCGGGGTCACGACGCCGATGAAGTCGCGGGCGGCTGAGACAGACTGAACCACGGTGCCGGGCGTGGAGCCCTGACCGATCAGGGTGTAGGCCAGGAAGTTGCTGGCGCACCGGTACGTGCGAGTAAGTAGTGGGTTCATTAGTTCGATCCCTCCTGTCGAGCCGCGGCGTACTCCGCTGCGAACTCAGGGTCAGCGGCGAGGCGCTGAATAGCCTCGTGGAGTTTGATGCCGTTGGCATTGGCGTAGTCCTGAGCCTTCTTGGTCAGGTTGCTTGCCATGCCGCCTGCATCGCTTCCGAGCGTCACATCGTCGGCTCCGGCGACCGGAACGCCACCGAGCGCCGTGATGGAGGCATTGGACTCCACGACGAAGATAACGGCGTCGAACTCGGCGAACTTGCCCTGCTCGGCAAAGGCCAGAGCGGACTGCGCGGCGGCGTGCGTGAGCTTCTGCTGGCGGCGCAGGGTAGCGACGCGAGCCTGAGCGGCGGTAAGCTGAGCGGCCTTCTGGCTCTCGGCGGTGGCCTTCTGGCTCTCGGCGAGCTGCGCGGCGATAGCTTTGTTACTCTCGGCAAGCGCCGTGTTGTTGGCCTCGACAGCGGCAAGCTGTGTGCTAAGCGGGGTTACAGCGGCCTGGACAGCGGCGGTGATCTGTGCGGTAAAGTCCGGGGCGGGGGCGGGAGCCGGGAGAGTCGAGGGGTTGTCCTCAATCTCAATCTGCTCATTCTCTCCTAGGCCGAGAGCCTGCCGGAGAGCTTTAAGAGAAAGTTTCATGGTTTTCTTTTCCTTTGCGGAGGGTTCAGTCTCCGCGCTGCCGGGGGGATCGGCATTGGGTGAGTGGGTTGGGTTGGGTGCGTTGTCGGAGCGTGGCTCCGGGGTCGGGGCTGGCTTGGGGGCTGGCCCGGTGCCGCTCTGAAAGTGCTCGGTGAGCCTGTCCAGGTCGGACACAGTGAACTTCAGGCCGTAGCCCAAAGAGAGCTGATTGGTGACCGTCTCGCGGTCAGCCTCGGTGATGCCATAGGTCGCGGCCTTGGCAAAGCCAGCGCCGGGAACGGCACCGTCGTAAACGGCGCTGACCTCGTTGCAGTGGGCATCATCCAGTGTGTAGGAGGCGCGGCCCCCATCGACGCCACGCGCTTCTTGGGCGGCGATCTCGGCGTCGGTCATGTTGTAGGTAGAGCCGGGGACGTGGCGGCAGAGGTAGCGGTACTCCTCGTCCAGATCCCAGACGCCGTGGCCGCACACATCGCAGGTGTACTTACCGCCGTAGACGCCCACGGACACATCGAAGACCGTGCGACCGGCGATCATGCGGTTCATGTCGTCGGTAGAGACGCCGCTCTCGCCGTTCGGCTTCACGCCACGGAGCATATAGATGCCCACCACGGCGCGTTTGGTGGAGACGCTCTGGCCCTCTTCGCCCTCGTTGGTGATGACCTCGTAGCGACCGCAGAAGGTGCGACCTAGGGGGAGCTCGGCAGGCTTGCCATATCCGCCCGTGCGGTGGCTGTTCATGAAGGCAAAGCCGACGGCCGCATCGGTGGCGACGTTCTTGAGCGTGCTCTCTCCGAGGAAGCAGTAGCGATCGCTCACAAAGTTGTCGTTGGCCGCCTCCATGTAGCGGATGTAGACATCGCTCTCGGTGAGCGGGTCTTCGTCCTCACCCAGCAGGGCGTTGATGGTGCTGAGCGCCTCGGCCTTACTGGCAGGGAGCTTGCCCACTCCTCCGCGATTGTGCGGAGAGGGGCGCATCAGCTGCTCGGTAGCAGCCCCGCCAATCACAAAGGCGGCGGACAATCGGGGGGAGTAGAGTATCTTCATAGCGTGTGGAGTTGGGCTCAACCGGGAGCCGTGCACTGAAATAGCGGAGGCCACCCTGCAATCGCTTGCTAGGTGGCCTCACATCCCGCACTTGAGCGCGGGAGGGTTTAGCGTGGGCTTCTAGCCCTTCTTGTCCTCGATCTCTTTGTCCCAGGCGGCGATCTGGGCTTTGGTCAGGGGCTTCATGTCGGCCTTTGTGGCTACCTCCACCTCAACGCCCTCCTCGGTCTGGACGCGGCAGAAGTACGCCTCGTCTTCTTCGGGGTCGCCCATCTCCGTCACGATGCCGCGCGGCCCGTCCTTGAGCTGAACTTTGGTGTGGGTCAGGTCTTCGGTCTTGGCGGACTTCGGCTCGGCGCTGGTGGGTAGCTCGAAGGCAAGGCCCATGTTGTAGGGCGTGTCGGTCTTGGGGTCTAGGTAAACGCCTTTGCGCCCGTGCGGGTCGGGGATTAGGCGAGCAAGAACAGCTTTATCGGTCATGGTTGGTTCCTTGGGGCGGGATATTTCACCCGCCCCGTCGTAGCCCCAGCAACTAAGCTCGCGGGGCTGTGAGTTCGTTTAGGCTCTGAGTTCCGAGCCTTTAGGCTTTCGGAATCCAAGTCCAGCACCCGTAGGCGGGAACCTCGGAATAGCGAACGGAGCCCAGTGTGCGCCCCTTGACCTGCCCTCCGAAGATGGGGGTAAGGTCTTCTGCTTGGTTCATCTCATCCACCTCTAGGCGGATGTTGCAGAGCGGGGTCGGGTTTGGCACTCCGGGTTGTCCCCAGGCATTGACGATCAGCGCGGGGATGAAGCCCTGTCCCGCAGTCCGCAGCCCTTTGTCCTTCTGCTCTTTCGTGGGCCAGTAGGCGACAATGCGCCCCGCAGTCACTCCCGCGACGTGTTCGCCCGTCAGCTGGGGGTTCTCAGATAGTTCGGTCATGCTCTTTCGAGCCTCCTGCGCCGTGGGTTTTCACGACGCCACCGGATGTTTTCCATCCGGCGCACTCTGCACGCTGGCAGAGAGCGGTTCTTCGTAGGTAGCAAACCCTTCGAGCGCGAGGCCGTCAGCAGTCACAGACACGCCCGTCGCACGGAAGCTCTTCACTACCCGCACTGGGGCCATCTGCTCACCGGGCTGGCGCTCCATCGTCTCGCGAGTGGCCCGATTTAGTGTCTCAGTCGTCCTCTTCATCGTCGTCCTCGGGTTCGGGGTCGGTGGGCTCCGGCTCGGGGTCGTCTCCAGCGGGGATGGTGGGCTCCGGCTCCGGGTCGTCTCCAGCGGGGATTGTGCTCGGGGGAGCGCCCACGCTGTCCCAGACACGCTGCATCTGCTCTTGGAGCTCGGGATCTAGGGGATCGAGGCCCATGCGCTGACGAATCTGCGGCTCTGCGGGGTGTAGGACGTTGCTGGCGATGAGCTGCTGAAAGCCCGTGGTGAGCCGAGCAAAGTCCGCCTCGTCCCACGATCCCAGCGTAAAGCGGGGGGCAAGAGCCAGAGCCGCCTCACCGTAGTTGTAGCGAACCCAGCGGTCAATGAGCTGGTTGTTGATGACCGATTCGACATCGGCGCGACGTCCACCGAGTCCGTACTCCTGCGTGTTCTCGTGGACTTTGCCAAGCGCCATGGAGCCCACGCGCTGACCCTCGCCACTGGTGAGAGCCGCGTAGAGGTAGCTGGTGTAGATTTGGCCGCAGTGATGCTCTGCCGCCGCCTTGAACGCATCCGCCCCGCCACCCTTCATCTCGATAAGGGTAGCCTCTATATCGTCGGGGAGAACGCCGGGAGCGCCCTGGCGAATCTCCTTGAGGATCTTGCGCGCCAGGGAGATGGTCTTCTCGGGAGCCTTGGCCATGATGAAGGGCGTCCCGAAGAGCTCCAGCGCGATGTTCCAGAAGCGGTAGAGGAAGTCCAAAGACCAGGAGTTCTTGTAGACCACGCGCCCGATGCCGTTGCCGTGGGGCAGGCCGTCCGAGGGAGCGAACGTGTAGCGCAGCACCTTCTCGATTGGAGCGCCGGTATAGCCTCGGGTCATGGTCTGACCAACGACGCCGGTCGGTGCCATTGTGTGCGGGTCCACGCGAAAGCCAATCATCTTGCACGGCTTGGCCGCGAAGCACGAGAAGGCATCCATGCCGCTGTAGGGGCCACTCTCTAGCATCCGCCAGTGGATCTCCGTGATCCGAAAGCCGGTGTGGATTGCGTGCATCAGCTCCCAGAGCACCATGCGGAAGTCTTGGTGATTGCCGTAGCTGTCGCGGATATTGCCGAGGCTGTGCGTGAGCGCGTCGGCCATCTTTGCCGCGTCTTCGTACTCGGCCCGAGCCTTGTCGTTCACGGCAGGCACGATCCGCCAGCCCTTGTAGAGCACGGCGTCGCGGATGATGTTCAGGCTGGAGCGCACCGGCCCCATCGTGAGCATCTCCTCAAGGACATTCCATCCGCGCGTGTTGAGAAACGCCGATGGGTTCCACGAGGGCACCGCCATGGATGCGGCAGTGAAGTCGTCGTAGTGGCCGAGGAGGTCGTTCTCACGCTCCTCCCCTGTCAGTGGCGCTGGCACCTCTCCCGCAGCTCCGGGGATGATGTTGTCAAGAGAGGTTGCCATAAGAGTTACAGTGGGTGGGGCTTGTGGGTAGGTTTACCAGTTGCCCCAGCCAGAGTGGGATTCGGGTTCGTCGAAGTCTTCGGCGTCTGAGGCTTCACCCTCGCCACCTCGCTGCGTAGTCAATGACTCCCAGCTGCTTGACCCAGAGATGCGCACATGATCCGCGATGCCAAAGAGAAACGAGAGGCCAATCACGGCGGCGTCTAGCGATCCGGGAGAGGGAAGGCCGCTTCCGGGGTGCCAGTCTGTCATTTGGCTCTCTAGGTTCGGAAGCCTTTTTGCGTGCCAGACCAGGCCCGACTCGTAGCGCTGCTGAATCGGTTCGGCGCGCACGATCTTGCCATTGGTCACCGACACCATCGTGACAGGCGGAGCGCCGGGGTAGCCCTTGATGTTGTCCTCAACGAGCTCGCCGCCGAAGTTTCGCTCGCAGAGGAGCTTGTCAGCGCCAAGGCGGCGGTGTAGGGTCACAGACTCCTGTGCCCAGAGCTTCGGGCTCATCTTCTCGGAGATGTCCTCAAGCACGATCGCGCCCGTCTTGCCTCCCGGAAGAGTGAAGCTGGCTGTTGCCACGATCCCCGCCTCATCGCCGCGTCTTGACCCCGACGGGTCTACCGACACGACGACGCGATCAAAGTAGGGCAGTCCGTCTTCCTTGACAGGCACAGGGAAGGTGCCAGCGGCAAGGTCGTCGGCAAGATACCGAAACGGCATCCCATCCCAAAGACCGCCTCCCGAGCTGCTTACCTTGTGCTGGTACTCGCGCAGGAAAGCGCGTAGCCCAATCTTCCAGAGAATCGCCTGAAGCGCGCGAATCGGCTGTCCGGCTGGCCACGAAGACTCACCCGACTCAATATCAAAAGCGATTGAGCCATCTTCCTGAGTGCGCTCCTTCCAGACGAAGTTCTTAATCGCCTCGATAAAGACCGTCTTGCGGTGCGAGAGCCATTTTGCAGTGCCCTTTACCAGTTGGTCCATCAGCCCTTTTTCAAGGATGACGTTCTGACCAAAGGCGAAAGCGCAGAAGGGAGAGCCAGCAGGCAGGATGCTCTCCGTGAGCGTCTCTAGCTTCTTAGCCGTCGTGTGGGGCGTGTCGTGCTTGCCGTCAAGGTCGTCTGCGATAATTAGGTCGGGGCGGAACTCATCAAAGCGAATACCGCGTGAGGCTGAGTCTAGGCCAAGCGCCAGCACGTTAAAGCCGTTGTGCGTCCGAAGGAGCGACATCTGCCAACCCGCCGACTGCCCGAACTCGGTAAGCCGTGGCTTTACTCCGGATCTCTCTAGCTGGGTGCGAATCGCCTGAACGTGCAGGTTAGCCTGCTTCTGCGTCTCGGAGATGTAGAGCACGAAACGCCGACGGAGCGTGTAGCAGAGCCGGACGCACGCCGCCTCAAAGGTTCCCGACTTCGCGCCACCACGGTTCACGCAGTAGACAAGCGCGGGAGGAGTGTCTTCGGCAGGAAGCGCCTCAAACCACTCCCACGCTTGGCGGTGGTGCTCGGCAAAGTCGAACTTGCAGAGCCCAGGGAGAAAGCGCTTTGCCCACGGCTCCCAAGGCATCTCAGCGCCCGTGAGCGGTTTGGCGTCCGCATCATCGAAGTCATCAACCAGCGGGTAAGCGGCGATCTCTTGGGCGAGCTGCTCAAAGACTGTGAGGTCGGCGTCTGAGGCGCTGGCGTACTTCACAGCTTCCGACCAGCAAGGGTCTGGAACTCAGCGCGAAACCGATCCTGAATGCGCTGCAAGAGCTTGCGGTCACTGATCTCACGGCGCAGGATGTCCAGGAGCGCCCAGAGGATCGCCTTGACGCTCTCCACGCGCATAGACTGGACAGCGGCGGTAAGGCGCTTCGTCTCGGTGTCTACCAGGCGGCGGCGTTGCTCCCTGAGCTCCATGGTGCGCCCGGCAATCTCAAGCTCGCTCGTCTTGTAGCCATTCACCTCTTGGAGAAGGACGGCGGCAGTCTCAAACGCCAGGAAGAAATTGCGCTGCGCCTCGGCACGCTCCAGTTCGTTCTTCTTGAGGTCGTTGGCTTCGGCGTGGTAGCGCTTCATGCTCCCGAAGGTAGCCAGGAAAGAGACGAACGCTTCTACCTCGTCCTCTGTCTCGGGAAGCCGTCCCACCAGCTCGTCAATCTGCGCATCTACCGAGGCGATGTCATGGCGCAGGGAGAGAAGGTCAGGATCGTCGATCGCTCCGGTATAGGCATCAGCCCACCGAGCAGGAACGACACGGGAGCGACCGGCACCTTTGTAGTTAGGGTGGGCCACACCAGAAAGGCTCTTGCCTCCGTGCATCCGGCACTTGCCGTTGGCCATCGCTGGCATCTTGCAAGCATCCCCGGATCGAGTAGGGGCAGAGCAGGCGGCTACCGGGGCAACACAGGAAGCCTTTCTCTGTGCATGGGGCAACGCGCTGTGTATGGGGCTACGCTGGGCGACCTCGCTAGGCATCTAAGGGATTCCCTTGTAGGTACGCCTCGACAGCCTGCTTCACCCGGAGCTTACACTCTTCGATGCACCCCTCTTCGTCCCGAAGCGACTCATCCAGGTACACCCAGGTGTTGTACTCGTTTCCCTCGAAGTCGAACCACCGGGCATGGACGCATCTTCGGCCATTGTGAAACCCGACCTCGGGGGAGACGTTCGTCATGGACTCCTTCGCATTCTTTGCGTTCAGAGCCTTGTCTTCCAGCATGATTCCAAGAACCATCTCAGCGGCTCCGGATCTCGGTGATGGTCACACCCACGCGGCGACGAATCTCCCAGTCCTCGGCGCTATGGCTACCAACGCCACGAAGCGCCTGTACCCGCTGGGCAAGGTGCTTCTCGGCTTTGGTGGCTCTCGACTTGGCGGCTTGGGAATCGAACTCTCCGTCGGTGCCTGTGAGCAGGAGCTTGCGAACGATTGCCATGCGGATGCTGTCTCGGTCGCGGCGGCTGGGTTGCACCAGCGTTACGACGATCATGCCGCGCTTCACTTCGACGAGGCTATGGGTGCGGGTCAGGCCGAGCACCTCTCCAGCGGCAACGGCTCGCAGTCCTCGGTAGGGGTCGGTGTCAATCAGTTGGTAGGTGCCATCGGCGGCAACGAGGAAGGTATGCTCATCCTTGACCACCACGGTGCGATGGCTCAGGAGCTGCTCGGCGGCGTGGCGCTCTGCCTCGGCCTCCGTGGGACTCTCAATCACCGGGAGGCGCTGGCGAATGGCAAAGCGCAAGACGCTCTGCAACCGTCGCCGCAGACCGATGTCGGTGCGAGCTTGGGCAAGAAGGTGGGTGAGAGGTGCGCTGGACATTCAGGGTTCGTCGGGGGCTAGGGGTGCGGAAAGGGCTTTCTCCGTCGGTATCGCAGATGCGGCCATGGCGGAGCGGCTTGGGGTGTAGGGAGTTGCCTACCTGCACGGAGGGGCGGGCTTGCTGCGACGGAGGCGACAAGGGCTGATCTCAGTGCCAATCACGCCGGGTGGAAAAAGCGTCACGCGGCGATGCTGTGGACTCGGGCTACTTCACGGCAAACCTCCCAGAAAGACTAAGGCTACGGCTTCAATCAATGGTTCTGAGGAGATACTACCCGAGCTTCAGCCTTTTTGTCAAGTTTTCGAGACAAAAAGGCTGTAATGAACTTATGTTTACTCGGCGAACGAGCCGGGTGTGGCGATTGCCTTGAGCCTGCCTAGTAGGTTCTCCTCGGCATCGTCGGGGCGCGGGAACTGCATGTCGTAGATTGCCATGAGGTAGGCGACCCAGTGGAGCATCGCGCTATCCAGCATGGGGCTTCGGCCTGTGTAGCGCGCCAGGAACGCCGAACAGTGGCACCTCCACGCCTCATCCGTCTCGGCTCCGTGGTGCTCCCACGCCTCAACGCAGGCACGCGCTATCGCCTCGCTCATGGGGTGCGTGAAGTCGGTGTTCGACCCAGACTCGATGAAGCTGGGAATCGCTTGGAGCATCCCGCCCAAGATCGCGTACTCGGCAAAGATGCGGCGTTTGTCGTCTTGCTCCCGGATCTGCGGGAATGCCAGCCCCACGGATGCCATGTCAGGATTCAAAGTCATAGTTCACCTCGGTATCTTCAAAGCGTGTGTGCGCTCCACAGAACGCCACCTTGGCAGTGCCCGTCTCTCCATCGCGGCACTTGAGCACGATCCACTCCGCAGGCTCGATCCCATCTTGTGGCTGGGCTTCCTGCGGCTGGTAGTAGCACGGGCGAAAAAGGCCCGTCACCACGTCGGCGGCTTCCTCAATGCCTCCTGACTCCTTGAGGTCCGAGAGTGTCGGGCGCTTGTTGTCTCTACCCTCGACAGCTCGGCTAATCTGGGAAAGTGCCACGATAGGCACATTGAGCTGCTTGGCGGCGGCCTTGAGCCCATTGGCGATGATCGACACATCCTCGGCCCGTGTGCCTGCCTTGCGCTGGCTGTCGGGGCGCATGATGCCGATGTAGTCCACAAACACCATGTCTAGCCCACCAAGGTCTGCACGGATGCGTCGGGAGCGGGAGACTATCTGGGGTAGCGAGAGGGCGCTCGTATCGTCGATCACCAGCTTGTAGCGGCTGATGGTTTGCCGGACAGAAGGCAGGGCGCGAGCTTCGTCTTGGGTGAGTTTCCCGCTTCGGATGTTTCGCAGGGAGATTCCACCCTCCCCGGCGATCAGGCGCTCCAGCAGTCGCTTCTTGGGCATCTCCAGCGAGAAGAACGCCACTCGAAGCCCACGGCGACACGCGGCGGCGGCGACGGTGACAGCGGCGGCGCTCTTGCCCATGGCGGGGCGTCCGGCAAAGACATAAAGCCCTCCCCGCTCCATGCCCTGCGTGAGATCATCCCAGGAAGAGATGCCACAGGAGATGCCAGGGAGCCCGCTCTGGTGGCTGCGAGATTCCATGTCGGCGATAACCTCGTCAAGCAAAGACGCGGCTGGGGTGTAGCTGTCTCCCCCTCGGCTCTGAAGCGTTGCGTCCAGCAGGAGGCTCTCGGAGGCGCTCACGAGCTCGGGGAGTGGCATATCCAGGTTCTGGGCATTGCCTGTGATCTCATGGGCGGCTACGGCAAGTTTACGGCGTGTAGCGTGCTCCAGAATGATCTGCGCCTGGCTCACCACGTTGCCACGGCCCACGCTGGCGTTCAGCAGGTCGTGCAGATAGAGAATCGCGGGGTCTTCCGGCGCGCACTCCCGGAGCATCTCGGAGCGCACCGTAACCACATCGATGCCCGCGCCCCGCTCGGCGACGGCAAGCATGGCGCGGAAGATGCGCTGGTGCTCGTTGCGGTAGAGATCGCTCGGGACCAGCAGGGAAAGCACCTGCTCAGCAGACCAAGGCGAGAGCAGCATAGAGCCCAGCACACTCTGCTCGGCGGCGATGTCACTTGGGAGCATGGGTAGACCTCCCGCTCAGGACTGGCGTCTCGGCCCCAAGCTCGGCGGCGATGCGCTCGTTCTCGCGGATTTTCCACTCACGCAGCTGGGCCACGCTGGGGAGAGCCGGGGTAGGCGCGGGGGCTGGTGGGGCCGATGGACAGACAGAGGCGAGCAAGTCGGTGATGTTGCCAGCCACGGACTTTAGCGTGACCCGCTGGGGACTCTCCCACCGCTCTAGGGCAATGCGGGTTGCTTGCTCGACTTGCTCGGCAGACACGCCACCCGCCACGAGGTCCGAGGCACTCTGGCGCATCTTGTCGAACTCGGAGGCCAGGATGGGGTCGGTGTAGGGCTTGCCGTACTTGGCATGGCGAAAGGCTGCCATGATGGCGGTGAGCTTGACCTCTAGGGACTGGCGCTCTTTCTCCCGCTTGGCCGGAGAGAGGGGTCTGGGCATAGGCTCCACGGCCAGCTCATCGGGCATGAAGGCGTCTTGCTCGGTATCGCCAGAGGTAAGGGTCTGGGCATAGGCATCCACACTCTCGGTAAGATTCCCCCCAGTATCCCCCTCTGGGGGTAAGGGGGTAGAAGGAGAAGGAGAAGGAGAAGGAGAAGGAGAAGGATAGGCGGCATTTCTCGGTGATGGTTGCTGAATTGCGGCGTTCCTCGGTGTTCTTCGGCGTTCTTCGGCGTTGGTTGCTCCTCGTCGCTTATCTGCGGGAATATACGTTTGGTACTTGTAGAACGAATCTGCCGGGAATGAAATGCGCTGTTCTTCGGTGTCAATGTCCAGCAGTGCTAGGGACTCCATGACTCGCACAGCTTGCTCTACTTGGTCAGAGTCTACGTCCCGGCGCATGGGGAGCACGGTGGCTGCCAGCTCCTCAAAGTCCCCGGTCATTTGGCCCATGTCGTCTGCGTGGGGGATCATCATGACGTAGAGCATAACGGCGAAATCTCCCCCCTGTTTAGCGAGCTGGTTTACCCGCTTGTCTAGTGAAATGTCTGTGCTGATATAGCGACGGCGACTCATTTTGTTACCTCAATTCGTAAAACTTAAAAAAGACTGCCTTGCACAATGCCGCGCCGCTCTCCGTGTTTTGTTCCTCGCCGAGTACTCTCACTGGCGAGGATGGTATCCCACCGGAGTGGGACTCCTCGATCGAGGCTCGGCTGAGTGAACCAGACAACCATCGAAGGGTGACTCCCGCGCCCAGTGCGCTCGGGATTAGAGAAGTGCAGGCGGTTGCGAACAAAGAGAATGCGCTCTGCGTGAGCGACGCAGTACTCGTGAAACCAAGCGGTATCTGTGGCCGCAGGGACCAGGAACATGGCACGATCGCACCGACCGCTCCGGATCTCCTGCTCGGCCTTGGAGAGCCACTTGACGATGTTGCCGTGACCATAGGACGGATTGCACCAGACGGCTCCGTGCCATTCCTGAGCCAGTCCGTCCACGTCGGGAGTGAAGTACTCCTCGCACTTGGCGTTGTGAGGATAGGCGCACACGTCCAGATCAAAGGGGCCGAACTCTTTGGAAAGCATCTCGAAGAAGCCTTCGGGGGTTGCCCAGTCGTTTGGTTCTTTGGTCGTGAACGTGAGCGCTTTGTTCATGGCTGAGACTCAGCAAGTGCGGCCTCGTCGAACATCTCCAGCGCGACTTGCCACTCACGGTTGCGATAGGCGCTGTGGCAGTAGACCCGAGGGCTCTTGAGGTTGTGCTTGTTCTGAGCGATGTAGAGCTCGGCGGCCTCCCGCGTGAAGAACGGCTGCACCCACTCCCAGTGATCCTGGAAGACGGTGCGGCTGTAGCCATCGCGCTCGCGGCCTGTCTCTTGATACTCGTCCTCCAGATCCTTGCGCTCTTCGTAGTCGCGGACCTCAGAGAAGTCATCGCACTCAATCCAGACGATGTGCTCATCACCAGCGTCCACATAGCTCGGGTCGAAGCCGTAGATGCGCTTCTTCTGCTCAACCACGAAGATTGGGTGCGCCGTGGCCATGTTGTCTTGGGTTGCCAGGCGCTTGCCAATGGCGGCAGGGGAGAAGAAGTCCACCGCGCGCCGGAACTGGCGGTGAGCGGTGAACGAGGGGTCTGGGGCAGGTTTGCCCACGCTTCCCACTGGGGCGACCCATGCCTTCTTCGCATCGTCGTAGAGCTCGTCTGTGGGCAGGACTATCTCGCCTTTCTGTAGGCGTCGGTATGACGTGTTGCTCATGGCTAGTACACCTTCTGCCCTAGGTAAGCGCACATAGCTTCCCGAGTCGGTTGCCAGCAAATCCACTCGTTGTTGCGGAAAAGATCGTATCCACCCTTCGTAGGGTTGTAGTAGGTTCCGTACATCATCTCTGCGTCCTTTCGGGATACAAAAAATAAACGCCCCCGGTTTGAGGTAGCAGTCTCTCACCGGGGGCGGGTCGGTGCGGATCGCTCCGCAGACCATCGGGTGCTCTGAGTCCTGCTACAAACTCACAGCGAAATTGTATGTGCTCTGATTCTACTCTTTTTGTAGCGAATCTGCAACAAAAAAGCTGTAATACCAAAGCCAAAACCCATGCCCTTTTGTAATGGGTGCTAGGTGGTGTAATGGGCCACTGGCTAGGCCACCTCAGACCACCAGCAGCCGCTCGCTCGGCACGAGCGCACGGTGAGATAGCCCATGTACACCGGCTTTGATGGATCGTCCATGCCCGGTTTGCCCACCTCGAACAGTCGGCTCACTCCCTCCCCGCCGCACTCCGGGCAGTGGCAGGGAATCGGCTCCTGCCGCTCGATAGCGACCCAGAGCACTTTCTGCCGAGCGCCTTCTAGCCCGATGCGAGTCAGGCCAGGCTCGACCAGTGGGAAGCGCGTGTCCTTCCCGGTGACCATAGGACGGACACGCGCGCAGACGGTGCTCTCTTCGATGTCGGTCGCCGCTGCGATCTCCTCGCGGGTCGCGCCCATCGGCGAGCTGGCCATGGCGCGAAGCACTGCGCCAAAGCACTGCTCCACCTGGGTCGCCTTACGCCCCTCGCTCACACCCTCTGCCGCCGCCCGGCTGGTGCGCGTGCCGTTGTGTGGCGCTCTGGGGCTGGTGGTGGGCTGGGTGGGCTTGGGAGCGGGAGGGGCTGGGGGCATCATCGCGGTCTGGGGCTTGGCACTCTCGGCGATGTCGGGATCTCCGGGAACGCGGCGGTAGTGGCTCCGAACCACCGTGGCGCGGAAGCTCTTTGCCGGAGGGGTAGGGATGTCCTCAAAAAGACTTGGCTGGCAAGTGGCAGGGCTCATGCTGGTACTCTCTCTTTCTGCTGGGTCTGTGTGGCGTTCTTGGTCTGTGTGGCGTTCTTGGGCCACGGTGGGTTCTGGTACTCGCGAGGGTCGCGCCGCTCCATGGGGCGTCCACTTGCGGAGACGAGCCCTCCGGCTCGTGCCCGAAGGGAGGCAGAGCGCATCGCAGGGATGCCCAGCTCTTCCAGGATGGGAGCGAAGTCCACGATCCCACGCAGGGGCGACTCCTCGGCCCAACGCCAGAGCTGCACACAGACGCCTAGGAAGTGCTTGCAGGGGCGCTGGTCGCCGTGCTGTGCCCAGTCCGGGCAGGAACACCCAAAGGAGCGATCCTGACGGTCTAGGCAGACGTGGTAGGCGGTCGTAGGGCCGTCTGGGTTGTCCGTGGGGCTAGGGCGGTTCACTTGGTAGCACCAAGTCTCCTGCATCGCCTCCACGCTGTAGCCCTGCGCCAGAAGCGCCTCGCCTCGATCCCACGGCAGGAGGAAGCACGGTGCGGTGGTCGGCTTAGTTTTAGACACCTTGCTCCTCCCCAAGCTGACGCTCCCGGAAGCTGGCGCGCCGAATCTTAGTGCGGCGACGAATCTCCCGACGCACTCTCTTGCGGGATGCCGTTGCGATCTGCCAGATCGCCTCTCTGGTGGCATCGTTGGCCAGCGCATAGCACCGAGCCACGTTAAGCGCCTCGGTGAGAAGAGCCACATCGTCCTCGGAAAGCGGCTCACCGCCAGTGGCAAAGACCTGCTCCAGAAGCGCCTCGGAGCCGGGAAACGGTAGTTCGGTGGCAATGTCGCGCGTCTTTGCGAGGAGCGCCTTGTCGGAGGGGGTCAGGAAATTATTCAGCTTCATCGTGCAACCTTTCTAGCAATCAAGTGTCCGTTTGCGTGGATATACAAACAGTGATAGGATTGTATATCCAACATCGGAGAGTGTCAAGGGAAATGGATATACAAAAATCTGAGCATTTGCCTATCTCGGGCGGCGAGGCTACAATGGTAGGAGTGGGACGCCAAAACAAAACCGAGCAGATCCTACTGCGCGTGCTCCCTTCGTTCAAAACAGAGGCAAAGGCCGTGGCGGATGCTGTCGGCCTTAATGTGACTGAGATGTTTGAGGCGGCTTTCGAGGCCTACAAAAAGTCTCCAAAAGTGAGAGCTGCTCTCACTGAAGCAAGCAAGCGCAAGCCCTCTCCGAGCACGGTCACAGAGCAAGTAGGATCGGCGTAATCTGTAGCCCTTTTGCATTGATTAGTAGTCTATAGGACTGTAATTGATGTGTCAATACGGATTCAGTTTTTTTGAGCAAACTTTAGTTTTGGAGGTCTAGCAACTTCAACCGCAGAACCATGCCCCCATGTACAAAATCATGGGGGTTCTTTCTTGTGCCGCGTTGCTCATGCTGGCTGGGTGTAAAGACTCTGGCAATACGACTTCCGGCGCTTCGCCTTCTAGTGCTGCTCAGATGGACTCTAGGATCATGGGAGAGTGGCTCGATACCAACACGGGGTACTCGCTCTTTCTGAATGCGGATGGAACAGCGAGAGTCGAGAAGGCAGATCAAAAAGTCTCGTTTCGATGGAGCACAAAAGAAGAGGGGATTACGGTGTCTAATCTTTCCGCACCTTCACCTGTGTGGCCCAAGGTTGAGGGGGAGTATGACTACATCTACGACGCCAGTAACAATACGCCAGGTGCGGCATTTCTTGTAATTAACCGAAGCGCTCCAAGTGGCACGAACGCAGATCCGCAGACTCTTGGGCGATGGGAATTTGAGCGGAAATAGGAAGGAGCATTGATGCTCCTCCCATCCTTCCTACCGCCCCCTGCCGAGGTACTGAGCCGTGACCATCGCGGCGTTCACGTACTCCAAGCTGCTCCCGTGGATGTGCATGATGAGATCCTCGGGCAGACTCTCCGCATCGCGGTGCTCAGCGAGCCACTGAGACGCCAGCGCGATACTAAAAGCGTCGCACTCAAGCGTGTCCTCGGCAAAGGGCGCACGCTCGCGCCAGCGCAGGTAGAACCCACTGGGAACCACGCGGGGGAGCTTCTTGCCCTCACCGTCGCGCTTGTACTGCCAGTCGTAGAACCAGTCGGCGTGCGGCCAGTAGAGGTCAAGCCGCCAGGGCTGAAGCGCGTAGTCCATGATGTAGCCCCAGTCAAACCCGCCCGGCACTCCCTTTATCTGGGCTATCTCCTCCACCCAGGCACGAAGCTCAGGGGTGGGCTGCCAGTCCTCGGGGATGGATGCGGACACCTCGCGCACGGGCTGGTGCTGAATGACCCACTTGCCCCACACGAGGCCATCGGGGGCGATTCCCTGCGCCCGGACGGTGATAGCGTGGGCCGTGTCAGGCAATCGGAGCGGGGGCAGGGGACGGCCTTCTTCCTGCATCTGCGCCATGCTCTCTAGTGCGAGGAGTCGCTCTTTTGCCCCACCGGGCTTGGTCCAAGCATCGGCACTCTGGAGCAGGATACGGACGTTCTTGAGTGTGCCGCGCACCTTGTTCTCTTTCGTCCAGAACGGGTGCGCGTCTTGTTGCCAGCTCGGGAAGTAGGGCAGGGGCTTGCCATCCTCACCGAGCACAGAGACGAGGTACTGAACCTTGCTTGCAAACGGTCTTTTGTGGCTCACTTGACTACCAACTTTCTATAGATCATCGTGTCACCAACTTTCTGAGGGTGATAAAGACCTTCAGTCCGGCGCACATTCCGGCATGGCTTGACCGGGCGGCAGTGCGAATGCCGTGGCGGATCGCATGGCGCTGCTGGGGCGTTGCAGCGTCTCGGTAGAACCCGACAGCACTGGAGCCGGTCACAATCAGCACCGAGAGCACAATCCAGGGACGGGAGTCGTGGGGCTTTTGGGAAGAATGGGACTTCACGGGGGATAGGGATTTCATGCGGCGTTTCCTCGAAGCCTTGCCACTCGGAACAGGTCATCCGTGAGGGCAAAGACGTGATCGGTGCGCCCCAGTGCGGCCACACTGGGACACTCGGGATTCGTGCAGACCCCCATAGAGCACAACTCTTGGGTGAGGATCATGCGGCTGGTGATCTGGTAGAACTCGGGGTGCTGGGACGCCGGGATGAGAGAGGCAACCTCGGCAGAGTGCCTCCCTGAGACAGCGTGAGCCACTCCCTCCTCGTCGATCCTGTCCCACGTTGCCGACTGCCAAGCCTTCCGCACCTGGTCTATCGTGAGGTCAGCAAGGGGAGCGGCTGGGGTACTGGCAGAAAGAGCCTCTAGGGCGAGGTTCACGATGCGCCTCCTTTGAAAGACTTGCAGCACTCGCGGCATTTCTGCTCCTCATCCAGCTGGTAGTAGACGCACTCAGGGCAAAGACCACGGTGAATCCACAGGGTGCGGTTGAGGCGCTTGAGCACCTCGCCAACAGCCTCCTCGATCTCTTTGTCCGTTGTCTCCTTCATCACGAGAGGCAGCTGGTTTTGCTCCTCGCTATCCAAGTAGGGCAGGTAGGTGCCAGTTCCGTCTGGAGTGACGCCTCCGTACTCTCTCAGGGTGACTTGGCGGTAAGCAAGGCACTGCGTCGCCACTACCTGAGCTATGACCGGGGCTGTCTCCTTAACCTTGCGCCAATAGTGTGGAACCTCTCCTGGGTATAGAGAAGCCCCCGAGCGCCAGAGCCAAGAGCCTACCTCGCGCTCCCAGAAGTGCCAGATGCCACGGCTAGAAACACCGATCACCCAGACCTCCATCGGCTTGTGTGGGTCGCTGGTGATGTCGTAGCAGGCTCCTACCTCGGGACGGAATCGCTTCCACTTGTCGGGATCGTCCAGTGGGCACACGTCCCCCTCGGTGCCGTCCTCTTTGACTGTGCGATAGACCAGGCTATCCCACCGATCGTGAAGTGCGGGAAAAAGATCCCAGACCGCTCTGGAAATCTGATGGTGTGTCGCCGTTCGCTTTGGACCAGCCTGCACCGTCTTCACCTTTTTAAGCTGGCACCACGCTTGCGGGTTGATGCAGACCAAGGTGCGAATACTGATCTGTGGCGCGCGATCTGCGGGAATTGTGCCGCAACGCGATGCCGACAGGTCCGAGGTATCGAGCGTCTCGGGGAGTTGGTATAAAACGATCTTCACGATGCGCCTCCAATCTCTTGCAAGATCGCCTTGCACAGCGCCTCGCCCATGCCCACGGGCCAAGAGTTGCCGATCTGCTTCACTTGGTCGGCACGGCTCCCGCAGAACTCGTACTCAGAGGGGAAGCTGTGCGCCAGCTTGAGTTCCTGCGGGTCTAGCATCCGAAGGTGAATGTCGATCGCATCGGCCACGACGGGCCACACGAGCGCGAACCGATCCCGCCCGGTCGCCGTTGGCATCGGTGAGGACAAAGAGCACTCCGAGCCGTTGCCGTAGTAGGAGATGAGGAAGGGCTCTACAACGCAGTGCCTTGCCTTGCTCACGATGGTACTCACGGGCGAGTGAAGTGTGGTCGGAGTTCCCGAGTTACTGGCGTTGTCAATGCTGAGCAGGAGAGGCTGAACGAGAGCTAGGTGGTTCTGTCCGAGCTGGGAGCGAAGCGGGACTCCGAGCGAGATTTCCCGGTGCAGAGAGCGCGGCCCACCCACTCCCACGAGGAATCCCTGCGCCAGCCCGTAGTGCTCGTAGCTGGCGGTCAGAGTGCCTATCGGTTGTCCGATTGAATCCGCATTGTGCCCCCCGTAGAACTTGACGAGGAACGGCTGGGCAAGCCCGAAGCGGTTGGAGCCGTCCAGCGTCGCCATGGGAGAGGACACAGGCAGAGTACGGCTTGCCCCGTGCTCTCCTCCGTGGAACTTGTTCAAAAACGGAGGCAGCCAGCCCATCTCCGACAGCTTCAGGATTCGGCGCGGCGTCAGCGGGATAGGCCTATCTTTCCACGGGTGCGGCCCCGGCGTGTCTAGGTCGTAGCCAAACTCCTCCCCCCAGAACTTGCACACCCCGGCATGGATTCGGGCGACGGTGGCCTCGACAAGCGGCTTCTTGCGCCCGAAGATGCTCTGAGAGGGGATCGAGAAGTCAATGATCTTTTGGGCAGCTCGCCAAGGCTTGCGCTCGGGGAAGGCATGGGCGATCTTGGGGTCGTAGTGGCTCGGCATGGGCCAACGAATCGCCCCGCGCGTCGCCTGGATAAAGAGCCTTTTGCGGGTCGTGGGGTCGCCGTAGTCTGCCGCGCACAGGATACGCCACTCCACGTTGTAGCCGAGCTTCTTGAGAGCCCCGACCCAGCGCAGGAACTCAGCCCCCAACCCGTCCTTGGTGGGGCGTCCAGCGGCGTCCAGCGGCCCCCAAGTGAGGAAGTCGGGCACGTTCTCCACGAGCACCACCTCGGGGTTCAGATCCTCCGCCCACTTGAAGACCTGCCACGCTCCCGCCCGTTGCTGGTCGTCTTTTGGCTTCTCTCCACGAGCACGGGAGAAGTGGACGCAGGACGGGCCAGCGATCAGCATATCGAGCTTGCCCCCCGGCACCGCCTGAGCAGGCTCTACAGCCTCGACAGGATCACAGTAGTGAATATGCCCAGGGTGGTTCTTGGCGTGGGTGTCCACGGCGGTCTGCCAGTGGTTCACCGCCACCACCTGAGCATCTAGCCCTAGAGCGGCGGCGGCTTTCACGAGCGCCGAGGTGCCACCCCCAGCCCCAGCGAACAGATCAGCGGCGTAGATTGTAGTATTCATGAGTTTACTCCTGTGGGCAGATCGTCCCAGAGGGTCGTAGCCGAGAGAGCCAAGGCAAGCGCGTTGGCCTCGGCGTAGGTCGGGCAGTCTGCTACCCAGCACGGATCGCCCGAGGGCAGGTAGGTCCAGACCATCCAGCCTTCGGGGCTGGTGACGAGCTGGTCAGCGTAGTGGGGCTTGGAGCCAAGCCACGAGGGGGAGAAGCATGGCGGCACGGCAACCTCAAGCGCTAGGCTGAACGGGTCGTGCAGGGGGAGCGTGGGCAGTGCCTCGCGCTCTCCGAGGATGGCACAGGCCATCGGTGTTGGCTTAGATGCGCGCACTGTCGGCCTCCCCTCGCGCTTTGGCTAGTGCCGCAGATGCATCTGACATAGGCAATTTTAGAGAGGCATGAGCCACCTGAAAGGCCAAGTCTCCTTTGTCCCAAATATCGCCATTACCTAGCAAGTGGAAAATCTCCCGATGTAACCGCTCCAGAGCGGCGTACAGATTGGGCGAGGCTTCGATTAGTGCCGCGTCGGGATGCATTACTAGTTGGTGCCAATCGGCGTGGTGCTCTCGCCCCTTCTGCGGTCCGTGCCAGTCGTCGCGCTCATGCACTCGGTACATGATGTTCCACCCATCGTGCGCCGTATCCCGTAGGCGCATCGTCGCCCCGTTCATGCCCCACCGCTCAAAGTCCATCACGGTGAGGTCGTATTGCGGAACGCCACCGAGTAGGGATAATCGCTTGCCGCCTGGGTTCAATTCCCACCGCCACGGCCCCGGCGTAAACTTCGTCTCAGTGGCCATTGGTAGCCTCGTCTTTCGTGGCCACGGGAGCAGCCCAGGGACAGATGATAATGCACCCATGCCAGCCAGCGGAGCGCCCATTGACCATGTTGGGCATCGCGCAGCAGAGGATACTCGCGCCGTAGTGGGGCAGGTCGCACGCGCTCTGGTTGTGGTGGAACGGAAGCTCTTTGCCCGGCTCCCAGCTTGTTGGCAGGGGAGTCGGCTCAGTGAAGCGGTAGAGCGGAGCGGTGGGCGGCGGGGGAGTGTAGTCAATGACCGCGCCACGGTTGCCAGCGCCAGCCAGCAGGTTCGCGTGTGCCATCGCCCCACGCACAGCACCCTCGGCATCGCAGTAGCACATAGAGGCGACTTCGTTCAGGTAGATCGAGCAGGGGAGGCACCCTTTTGCCCGATAGTCGTTGATGATTTTTTCTAGTTCACACATAGTTTGTACTCCTATTGTATTGCATTGTAGCCTAAAAGACTGTAATGCGCAACAAGAAAACCCGCGCCTCTTTAGGCGGGTGAATCGGCCTAACCCTCGATTGGCATGGAGCCGAGCAGCTCGCCCGTCTTGACTTTGAGGAGCCGAGCGATCTTGACCACGTTGCCCCGCCTGGGGATGTTGGTCAGGTTGAGCCACTCGTAGACTCGGTTGGCATCGAAGCCCATCGCGAACGCGAGCCGTGAGGGATCATAGTTCATTTCGACCATACAAGCCTGGAGAAACGCCCACTTGTAGGGCTTCTCCGGCCAGCGGGGTGCGGCTCCCTCCCGGCGCTTGTAGGTGCGCTTGTACACTCGCCGAGGGGCTGTCTCGCTAGTGCGAGCGCCTTGGATGCTTGCGCCTCCACCCCTGGACGGTCTGGTTTTTTCGGTCACTTCAGACATGGGGAAAGTATACAGTCTTTTAGACGAAAAAACAATGTAGTAATATTACAGTCTTTTAGGCTAAATAGAATGCAACTAAAATACTGCACCTCGTGTCACACCCGGCGTTACGATAGAAAAAAGGACAAGACCATGAGAAAAAGACGCTCGAAAATCGAGCCCACCGCTGAAGACTTGGAGAGGGGGCGCACGTTCGCCGTGTGGCTCAACCAGCTCGCCGACAAGATGGGGGTGAGCTTCTCGCGCCTCTCGCAGATGTCGGGTATCTCCTCGGGATACCTCTACGACCTCTCCCGCGACGGTATCAAGGTGGTGGACGGGGAGGCGCAGTACCGACGACCCTCGGAGGAGATTATCCAGAAGCTCGCCGAAACCGCTGGCATCTCTGCCGATGATGGACTAAGGGCTGCGGGATACCAGGGCAAGACCCAACCCTCCGTGCCCTCCCAGCTTGCCTCTCTCCCCACAGACTTGCAGTTCCGGCTGGCTGGCATCCTGCAAGACCTGAGCGCCCTCTACAATCCGGGCGGCCTGGTGAACCTGCCCATCATGGGCTTTGCGGGAGCCGTGGGAGAGGGGTTCAATGTCTTCTCTGACCAGCACCGGCTCGGGCTCATCACCCTCCCTGCCTCCATGATAAAGAAGTACCCTGCGGAGAAGTGCTTCATCGTCCGGGTCCGGGGCAACTGCCTAGCGGGGAGCCTGATCGGGGACGGTGACTTCGCGGTGTGCGTGGCGACCGAGACGGCCAACGACGGAGAGATTGTGCTGGTCCTTGATGGTGACGACGCTGTTCTCAAGCGCTTCCGGGAGGAGATGCAGGGGGGCAAGAAAGTGCGATGGCTGGAGACACACGAGGCCAATGGCGAGCGCCACGAGCACCCCACCGAAGGGCCGACCCGCATCATCGGCAAGCTGATCGCCTTGCACCGAGAGTTTTAGATAGGCACCGAGAGTTCTAGCCACACCCAGAGCTCTAGGCCAGCAGGGAGGCAAGAGGGGCAGGGTTGCCCCGACTCACCTCTCACCGAATCCAGAGCCACCTACCGCACCCAGAGCCACCTACCGCACCCAGAACCGCGCGCCGACCCCGATACCCTCGCAGAGCCGAGTACCTGCCGTGCCAGCCCCGGCGCGGTTGGTCTTGCGAATCGGGCTCCCCTCCCGAACGTAGAGCGCAGTGCGTAGCCGATGCACCCCGCCGCCGCCCACACCTGGCTGTCGGTTAGGATCGCGTCGAACTCAGCGCGGATCTCCTGCCAGCCACCCTCATTTCCCCCAACTTGCTTCCATGTCTCTTTCATCGCCTTACTCCTTGGGAGAGCTTCCGATCAGCCCGTACTTAGGCTGCTTAACCCCTGATGAAGCCTTGGCTCCAGTCTCAGAAGCTCTCCCCGCTTACACCTAGAGACTCCGAAAAACACCCCTGAACCGGAATAGAAAATACCGTTTATTTACATTTTCCGGTATACTATTTCCGTCGGAGTATCCAGACATGAGAGACTTCACTGCCGCCCATAACGACTACCTTGACCCAGATCGCCACCTGAACACAGAGGACTTAGAGCCTTTTGTCGAGGAGAACACCACCACCGATGCCGAGCGGCTCGCGGAGTCCCGAGCCCGCCAGCGCTTTCTGGAGATCGAAGCCGCGGCGGAGCGCCAGATAGCCGAGCTGCTGGCCGACACTGCCGAGTGTTGCTCCCAGTGCGGAGCGAAGATGGAGTGGGTAGAGGGAGACGATGAAGTGGGGCAGGGGGACTACTGGAGCTGCACGGAGTGCGACAACTGGGAGGAGCCCTCGTGAAAATCATCAGGCTCCCCAACGGTCGCAGGATCAACCTGGAGCAGCTCGCACTCTGGCGGGTGGAGGGAGGGAGCATCACCGCAATGCTCTCCGGCCACGGTCAGCTCGTCGAGGTTGTCTCTGGCATCGATCCCCCCAAGTGGGCGGACTGGATTGCGCGCCTCATGGACCAAGCGGCAGTCAGCAAGGAACCAGGGGCTCTCATCGACGTGGGGCAGCTTCTGAAGGACTTTGAGGCCGGGGCGTATGTCTCCGAGGATCTCGACCAGAGCAAGCCGTGAGAGGCTAAAGGCGTAAGGAAAGATATGTTTACGATCGAATCAGAGGAGGAGCTTCTCCGCAAGCTCTTTGCCAGCAAGCTACGAATTGCCAGGCTCATGGGTGAGCAGCCCGACCTGGCCGAGCTAGAGGCGCTGGTGCGCCAATCCCGTGCCACCCTGCTCCAGACTCGGCTTGAGGCGTGGGAGCCCCGCTTCGGGAACCCGCAGGCAAGCCAAGAGGCGCTGGCTTACTACACCCATGGTAACGGGCTGACCGTGAAAGGATTCGGGGGAGTATGATCCGCTGCATCACTGCCGACGAGCGCAAGCCCCAGCCCGGTGATGTGCTCCAAACGCAGTTAGACGGCATCGTGATAATCCAAGCCGATCACGGACACGCGGCGCTGGTTCTCTGGGGGTGCTCTCGGCCTAGCCCTGGCGCTTCTGGCTATCTGACGCGCCTCGGCTGGTCGTGGATTCGGGGCGGATGGCAGAATCAGGCATCGTCGCGCCCGTACTATGTCAATCCAGCCTACTATGTCAGCCGGGCCGACGGGGGTAGTGTCACGCACCCGATAGATGCTGGTGCGTGGGTCTAAGGAAAGCAGAAAAATGGACTACAGACACAGGATAATTACAAGCTGGCCCCGCAAGGCCACGCCCTATCACCAGCGCCGGGACTCCCCTTTCTACTCAGCCAAGCTCAAGCGCATCATGCCGCTCTCAGACACCCTGGAGATGCTGGAGCGCGAGCTGGGCCACCTGAAGGCCAAGAACATCGTGATTCAGACTCACCACCTCGGCGGCGAGCGTGACCTGACCCGCGAGGGCCAGCTCCGCGCCAATGCCCGCCGTCCGAGCGCTCCGGGCGTGATCCTCAGCTTCGACAGCCAACACGGGCCGCTGTCCTACCCCTGCGATGCAATGCACGACTGGGAGAGCAACCTGCGGGCAATCGCTTACCACTTGGAGCACGTGCGCCTGGCTGGTCTGTACGGTGTGGGAGCTGATGGGGAAGCCTACAAGGGCTTTGCTGCACTGCCCCCTGCGCCACAGGAAGAGGCTCTTTGGGCTGCTGCGCGCGTGATCCTAGCCCAGTTCGGAGCAGGAGACGCTACACCCGCCGCGATCCAGAGATTCCTGAATGACCCCGACCGCGCAAAGTCCATTGCTGAGGCTGTGCGGTTGGCTCACCCTGACCACGGAGGGAGCCGTGAGGCGCTAGAGGCGGTCATGGCCGCCAGAGAGGTGCTCAAGGTAAAGTAGGGCCGTGGGAAGAACACCGATAGGGAAACAAGTGGCGCTGCGCCTTGGCGACGAGCTCCAGGCACGGGCAGACGCCGAGGCCAAGCGCCGGGGAATCTCGCTATCCGCTTTGGTGCGCGTGGCTCTGGAGCGCGAGCTGACAGAGGCGCAGGAAGAGCGCGATCGGGGAGCGGTGGAGAGTGCTGGTCGTGCCGCCGTGGACGCTCTTCGGGCTGGGGGATGGCTGGTAGGCATCCCAATCCTAACGCCCCACTCTGCCCCCACTGCGGCAACAGAATGCGCTCCAGTGGCTCTCGGTGGCGCTGTGAGCTGACCCACGGCGTCTCACCTGGCCCCAAGCCCGAGGGAGAGCGACCACTGACCCCCGCCGAGAAGATGCGACGGTACAGGGAGCGCAAGAGACAAGTAGACCCCAGCACCTAGCCGGGGTCTTTGCTTTCTGTTGGCCCCATCACCGACAGAGAGCACTCTCCAGACGCACTAATTGAACACAGGAACGAGTTCCTATGTTCAAATGGATGAGGCGACCCTGACTGCCTGACGGGGGATACCGCAAAGCTAAGAAGCATCTCCATGCTCACGGGGCCGCGCTTTCCCTCCCGCTTGACCTCGATCTGCCCAATGAAGCGGGAGAGTAGCGCTCTTTGCTGTGGGATGGGCAGTGCGCCCGGCTCCAGAAGCGCCAGATTCCCGCGCATCCCTTGGAGAATGGCTGCCACGTCCCCAACGGCTTCCCGCTCACCCTTGCCCGGCGTCTGGCTCTCCATCCGTGCCTGCACCGCGAGTAGCTCGCCACGCCGCGCCTCAATGCGCCCCAGCTCCTCCGAGAGCACGGTGGCCTTCCCGCCAGCCTTGAGCGCCATGACGAGCGCCTGAGACACAGCCGCCTCTTCGGTGTCGAGCTCGCGCAGTTGCCGCCCGATTCTCCTTACCTCGGCTTGTTGGTCCAAGGAGGGTTTGACTTGTGCCAGCTTCTCCTTCTGCCTTACCGCCGCCGCCTCCCATGCCTCGGGCGTGCTGAAGAGCCAGTAAAGACCCTGGAAGAGTCTTTCGTGGGCAACCTTGGCCGATAGGTGGAAGTAGCAGCCCTTGGTTCCGCACGCGTAGTTTGGGGAGTTCTCACGGGCGTTCTTGCCGCGTAGCTTATCGCCGCACCGGGGGCAGCGCATCAGCCCCGAGAGGAGGCGCACCCGCTCGGGGTTTCCTGCGCTGTTTGCCTTGTTATGCGCCAGGAGCGCCTGAACCTGGTGCCACTGGGCCTCCGTGACCAGCGGCTCCCACTCCGACCCGTCGGGGCTGAGAGGTGGCAGAAGCGGGATACGGCTCTCTACGGGGACGCTCACATGGAAGCGCATCGACTGACCGCGCAGAAGCCGCCTCTCGTCTTTGCTGTGCTTGGAAGAGCCCCAGACGGGCTTGCCGCAGTAGATCGGGTTGTGGAGCAGGTTGGAGATTGCCGACTGGTGCCACTGACCGCCCCGCACCGTCTGGGCTCCCGTTGCAATGAGGTGCCGCACGATGGCTCGGAGCGCGAAGCCAGCGAGCACCATGTCGAAGATCGTGCGCACGGTCGCCAGTGCCTCGGGATGGGCGGCAACGTAGCGACCTTCGAAGTGCTCCGGGTAGATGCCCAGCTGCACGTCGGACTTGCGCACGATCGCGAATCCCATCGGTGCCCAGATCCGGGTGGGGCAGATACCCGCCTCCGCTTTCTTGCGTTTGCCCATGTCGGTGCGGTCTTTGATCTTGGAGCGCTCCCACTCAGCAAAGAGCGCCTCCATCGTCAGCATCGCCACGGCATCCGCCTCGGGACCAACCACACCCCGAGGCGTGGCAAACTGCGCCCCTGCTTGGCAGACGCGGCGGTGGATGTCTCGGATCACGTCCACGTCGCGCCCAGAGCGATCCACGAAGGCGACGCAGAGCATGGAGCACACGCCCCCCTCGATTAGCTCCAGGGCTTGCTGAATGCCCTCACGGGAAGAGTAGAGCGCCCCGCTGTACTGCTCGCGGATGGTGTGGACGATGTGCGCGCCGAGCTGCTCCGCTGTGTGCTGGTTGGTCTGCTCCTGCGAGCCGAGGCTCATGCCCTTGACCTGCTCGATCCCAGAGACGCGGCAGTAGGAGATAGCTGGCACAAGTCCCTGCGCCCGAGCCGATTGTGCCTTGGCGCGGATCTCGTGCAGAAGGGCAGGGGGAAGAAGGCTGGAAGAGGATGGGGGCATGGTAGCGTTATACCCTAGCGTCGGAAACGGTCAGGGTGCCGTCCACGAAGCGAACGGACACGGCAGGTAGTGGCTCTTCGCGATCCCGCCCGATTTGCTCGAAGCGCTCCTCCCAGTCCTGACCCGTGGGCTTATTGGCCTCAAAGAGCTTGGTGATGTCGTAGAGGAGCTGACCAAGCGGCGATAGGTCTTCGCGGGTTTCGAGGGAGCGGGGGATGGTCTGAGGGGCACTCATGCTATTCTCCCGCCTCATCACCGGAGGACTTGAAGGCACTCGCTAGAATCCGCCCATCGTCCAGAGCACCAGCGGCTTCTAGGTCTTGGCGTAGGCCGAGTTCGAGGATTGGACGAACAGTGCGCTTTCTGCATTCGGCACATCGCAGAATTTTTAATAGAATCGCTTCCCGACATGAGGAACCTGTAAAATACATTTTGTTGGAGTAGCAAGACGGGCAAATCAACCCGAAGGTATATTCTTTAGATTGCCTGCGTTGATCGTTTAATCGTTTCGCATTACATGATTTACTGCAAGTGACACGATCTTTCCTAGACGGTGGTACATAGAACGGAGAGCGACACACGGGGCAGGATTTTAGTATCTTTCTTTTCAGGCACACGAGAATTCTATTTTTTATAGCCAGCGGCCTTATTTTATTTAACTGGTCTATAGGTGCCCCGGGCTTTGCTATGTTTGCAAGATGTAGCTTACGGATACGCCCGTCCATGTCGGCATTCATCTTTGATACTTGACTAATAGTTCTAGTTTTTATTCCTGAATTTTTAAAAATACGTCCCAATGTCGCGTCACTAATTTGCACCAGGAAAGACTCTTTCAAGTGGTCATGGATACCGGCGAGGCTCATGCCCTTGTCCCAATACCACTGGCGTAATATTTCCGCCGACACAGGACACTTAGTCCCCGGTATCACCACCTCGTACCGCTCCCCATTGAGGTTCACGGCATACTCCACCCCGTTCTCGATTAGGTTTTTCATTTCCCACACACTTCCTCTTTGTGAGTAAGCCACCAATCAACAATCATTGAATCAAGCTGGATATGTTCCTCCATGAGCTTTTCATAGTCCGATGGCGTAGCATTTTTTTCTTCGAGGAACTCCGTAGACATCTCTTTGTCAAGAGTTGCGTACCTATCGAGGATCACCCAAAGGACTTCGAGACTTTCTTTCATGGTAGACATTCCTGAGAGGAAACCCCAGCGGGAGTACGTGACCGCTGGGGTTTATTGCTGTAGGGATTCGATGTCCCTAAAAAGTCCCCGTCTTTCCGAGGTGTCATTTTGGCGGCAATAGCGCGGATGCTACGGATCGGGTCATGGCAGTACATGAAACACCGCTCTCCTCTCAGAGCATCCAGCGGCCCGAAAGATAAATCTCGCTCGGTCGCTATTGTCTTGGCAGAATCTCCGAGGAGATCAGCTCTCTGCACATTCACGGATAGCGAATCCGCGCCACCAAATAAGCGCAGCGGGATTTGCACCACGCACTCTCTCCCCTGGTTCTTGCGCCTCCCCAGGATCTTGCCTCTGCTTGGGCTATGCGCTCAGATTCCTTGTCTCTCCAGCCTCGGGGCACCGTCACGAGCGGTGCCCTCTGGCCGAAAGGAGACTAACACATGAGCAGAAACAAACACCAGCCTTCTGGTAGGCTCTCCCGCCTCTTGAACTCACCGAAGTGAGGCATTAGTCATGTAGACCAGCGGAAGAACTTGGAGAAAGTTTACAGTCCTTTAGGCGAATTGTCAATACAAAAAGACTACTATTTTCTCAAACCAAGAAGCTCCCCACTCCCCAGCGTGACCAGATCCTCGGCGCACTGCATCACCCGCGCCAGAGCGCACACACGCGCGGCAACTTGCTCCAGCTCGGCCACGGAACGAACCACAAAGCTCCCGCCGTCGCCGTGGATGTCCTCTTGCTCTTTGGAGAGAGTGCCCTCTGCGTTCTTGAGCTCGACTAGCACCGCGAAGCCCCGAGGCCACCAGCTCGCCCGAATCGAGAGGTCAGGATAGCCCACGGTGGTTCCGCTTCCTTTGGCATTGCGCTGGCCTACAACCCATCCCACTAGATCGTTCTCTTCAAGCCAGGTGAGGCAGTCTTGTACCATCTCCGACTCCCCGCCCTCGAAAGCCGGAATCGCCGGGTTGGGGTCTTGGGCTGGAGCGGATCGGGGAGTGCTGGATAGAGGTGATCGGGGAGTGCTGGCTGGCTCGGCAGGGCAGGGTACTACCTCGGTGGAGAGGACATCGTAGAGCACGGGCTCCAGTTCCTCGGCAAGCCACTCTTTGTGATTTGCGAGATTCAGCAGCCAGTAGCGCCCAGCTTTGCGTACGTTCGAGACGACGCCCACGCGCCCGTAGTGGCTCTTGAGGGGGCCGAGATAGAGGTAATTGCACCCGGTTAGAGGTTCGTGGTGGTGGGGGTCGTTACTCATGGTGGCTTTCCTCGGGCTGGCTGGAGCCCTCTGGCGTGGCGAATCGGTGCGCCCGGACGGCAAACCGGCTTGACTCCACCTCTTTGCGCTTGGCATCGGCACACCGCTTGCACCCTGCGAAGTCGTGGAGGAGCCCCATGCGATCGTGCCAAGAGAGTAGCCCCTCGGCTGGCTTGCCGCACCCCTGGCAGAGTGTGGGCGGCGGGACGTACCGCCAGCCCGTAGGCCATCGGTAGAGTGTCGCGCCGCTCTCGGTCACGAACTCGCTCAGCTCATCCACGGACTTGGGATTTTGCGGTGCGCTGGCAACAGAGACGCTCATGGTGCGACCCGTGCCTTCATTGCCTTCTTATTGCGCGCTCTTTTGTTGCGGATCTCCTTGATCCACTCACTTTCTCTTCTATCGGCCTTGCCTTGATTGCATGTAAAGCAAGCCATGACGAGGTTGCCCTCCTCGTTTGACCCTCCCGAGCTACGCGGAATCCGGTGATCCACCGTGCGCTTCTCCGAGGGCACCAGCGCGAAACAGTAGGCGCAGTACTCGGCGGCAAGAACCTTCTGCCGGATGTCAAGCGGCACCGGCTCTGTGTTGGGAACCCAAACCTTGGGCAGTGTCTTTGGGCGCTTCGGGAACCTAGAGGGGATGCCGTTCTTATCAAGCCCGTGTGGTGGCCTCATGTCACGTCCTTTGTCGTAAGTCGCCGTGCCCAACCCGTAGGCTCGTAGCACCGCCGCATTAGCTCCGCTCTGCCACGCTTTAGGCTCTCCTGCGCCTCCAGCCTCTCCTGCGCCTCCAGCTCGCGCTTCACCCGCGCCTCTATTGCAAGGTCTGCGAGCATCTCCCGCGCCTCTTCCTGCGTGCCTGGGAGGGTGGAGGCTCGCCCAATCTCTGCCTGGAGTGCGAGGAGCTGGCCTAGCTGCTCGAAGGTGGTGGTGTGGGTCATAGTCCTAGCCTCCCTTGTGCGTAGGCCGTAGCAACCCGTCGCATGGCGATCTCCACGTACTGCTCCTCTCGCTCCATGCCGAGGAACTGGAGCCCCTCCGCAGCGCACGCAACGCCCGTTGTGCCACTACCTGCGAACGGGTCAAGCACGAGGCCACCGGGCGGAGTGACGAGGCGACAGAGCCACCGCATGAGGTCTACGGGCTTGACGGTCGGGTGGTGGTTGCCTGGCACCCAGAACACATTGTGCTCTGCGTACCTCTCGCAGAGCTGACCCATCCACCGCTCTGCCGCCTCCCAGTCCTGAGAGACGCTCAAGCGGTAGCCCTTTGGCTTGCCCAAGTTGGTGATGTCCCCGGCCACGATCACGGCGTCCACTTCCTCGGGCGGGGGCATGAGGCCGGGCTGGAACATCGACCAGCGGCAGTGGATGTCGGACATGATGAGGAGCCTCATAGCTTGGCCTCCGGCGTCTCTGGTAGCGGCATCCAGTAAACCGGGGCGCAATTCAGGGATAGTCCATCCTGCTGGCGACAGGAATACCAACCATCATCAACACTAGGCTGGTTGAGAGTTACGATGTCGTGCTCTAGCATTGCCCCAAGGGGCACGAGCCCTAAAATCTCAACGCCCAAAGGTGCTGTCTCAATGGGTTGCCACCCATTGCCCACATTTAGCCTCAGTTGCCTCTGCTGCGCCTCGATAGTGGCCTTGAGGCGCTTGTTCTCGGCACTCAGCCGGGCTACCTCGTCTTGGGCCACTTCCATCACCTCTGCGCTCACGGGCTGGCTCTCGGCCTTGCCGATGTCGGATAGTTTTCTCATAGCTTCCCGCCTTTCTGATTCGCCGCTTTCAAATCCCAGAACGCCGTGGTGAGATCGCCCTGCCCAAAGCTCGCTGGGCTTCTCCACGCTTGGTACTCTTTGCCCTTGTTGAAGCGCTCAATGCTGTCCTGTAGGCTACGAGAAAGCCGGGTGTAGGCACTCTCGGGAGACTCGCCACCAGCCACGGCAGAAGCGAGCTGAGAGAGATGGTCGCCCACAATCCGCTCTGCGATACCGCGCTGGCCTACCGTGATCTGGTCGCCCATGCGCTTCCCATCCCGGTAGGATTTCTCCCGCATGGCATCGGCGGCGGTGCTGACTTTGCGGCAAGCCTGTAGTAGTTGCTCGGTCACTCCATCCCGCCTTTCGCGACGTCGGCCATGAGGGTTGCCAGCCTTCGCCGACCCTCAACGTCTTGCCCGGACTGGATGTCGATGAGCCAGCCGAGGTAGTAGGCCGCTTTGACCAGATCGCCCTCGGGGTCGTCCTTGTCCTCGAACCTATGGACGTACTTGATGAGCGAGCCGCGCACGAAGCCCTTGTCGTCACCAGCGGCGGCGATGAGATCGAGTGGGTCTACGTCGCCTTGGTGGTAGTGGCTAGGCTCGATAATGGCCTTGGTGTGGTCGGGGTCACGGAGACTCTTTAGGATCATCATCTCCTTCAATGCCTCTACAGATGCCTCTAGGCTCATGGATTTACCTTTCTGAACTCGATACGGACAACCTCGGGGTTGTCTTTGACGCGGGTGCCGGGAGCGTGGTTGATGGTGTCCCAGAGCGCGAAGTATTCGGCGCGCAGGATGTCGGCGGCACTGGGGCCAAGACCGCCATTCATCTCCTTGAAGCTGCCCTCGGGGAGATAGTCCGCCGCGCAGGGAGAGGGAGCCAGAGCGATGAGGAAAGAGCCTCCCTGGGTGGCCTTGACGCGAATCCCTTCGAGGAGCGCCTCCTCGGGCGTTATGTCTTGGAGGCGCTCACGGCGCAGGGAGAGCACCTCAATGCGGAACGGAGCCGACTTCCCACGGCCCGGCTGGGCGGCGTAGGTGAGCCCTACGCGCCATATCTCGCGGGTTGTTGCTCCGCTCTCAGACTCCTCTCCAACGGCTACGCCTAGCGGACACCACTTGTACTTTGGCTTCCAGAGGCGGCGGGTGACGGTCTTGAGGCCGGAGGCTACCTGCTCGTGTGTGTGGGCGAAGATCATCTAGTCCTCCAGCCCACTCTTGCGCGGTCCTAGAATGTGATCGACAAGCTCCTCGCCCATCTGCTTTGTGGTGCCGGTGGCGGTCATGGGAACGCTCGCGCCCCATTTGCCCATCACCTTCTCGGCGGTGGCGACCATCACGAAGCCTTTGGGCAGGGGGCCACGGGGCATGGCAACGAGGTGCCGGTCGCGGGAGTTGTGACCGATCAGGATGAGAGTCCACCCACGTACCTGGGCATCGGTGAGAACTCGATTCCAGTACGGCTCCCAAGCATAGAGGCTCGTCTCTGTGTTCACGGGCAGGGGCGTGGGCGGAG